AGAGCCAAACGACAGATCCGTTAGCTGTTCACTCGGCCTGCCTATCGGGCCGGTTCCATTCCATGGTCCATTGCTGTCAAGGCGATCCTGGGCGCCCCTTAGCCTGTCGTTCTGCTGGTCAAGCGCTGTTGGCTGGGCCGGTGCCGCACCTCTCCCTATGTTGATTGTCTTCTCAACCCCGCTACACACCAGGGCACTCATCCGGTCAACGAGGGTATAAGTGCCGCTAATCCGGTTGGACTCCTCTGCTCTTTTTAGGCCTCCCATGATTATTGCCGCCACGGTCTTACCTGCTGCCGTAGCGCCCCATGCTTGGTAAACGATTGTCGTTTGCCTTGACAGGTCGGCTAGCTTGTTTTCCTCCTTCTCAACAATGGTTTTCCGCAATAAGATATTGCCGGTGCCAAGGTCTATGTTTTTGTAATTCTCAATCGCCAGACCACCCGCAAAGGCAATCCTAGGCTCATATTCAAAGGTGGTTACCTGCCATTCAACCGGTCCATCCTCAGTGATAAGGTACTTGTTAAATGATTCGGTGCGCTTGGTTAGCACCGTGCCAGCAAACGCAGGGCTCCCGGCTTCCAGTTTAGACTTCCACCGTGTTGGGTTTGCAGCGCCAACACAGGTTGTCGTAACTGAAATGGTACTAGCTACTACATCCTGAATCTGTTTCTTGCCGTCTTTGTCGTAGTAAATAATCGGTTCATACGTTGTGGTCACTTCTGATACTGCGCCAAAGCTGACTTGATCAAACTTCGTAACAAATGCAGGCGGGCTCCCTTCTTTGATTCGATACTCAACCGCGAAAGTCTCGGCCGGGCTGATCGTTTGTTGAAAGGTCCAGTTACGCATTATGCCCCCGCGCTCCAGGTGTATGACTCATCACCGGGAGTCTTAGGTTTGTAGTTAGGTGAGGTTTCCACCGTTGGCCAAACTGACTGCCCATAATTGATCGTGATCTTCTCCGGTGGCGGAGGATTACCGATCGCTTCATTCGTAATCGTGTCTTTCACGGTCAGAAACGGCCCCTTGGTTGCCGGGGTAAGTACCTTGCGGATCCGCAGCTTCTCCTCTGCGTTGATGAAGCCGTAGAAACCCGACTCTGCAAGCATCTTGCTAGCGATCTCCAGGTAGCCTTCCGATAGGTCAACACTCCCCACCGCCTTGGCAAAGGTCATCACCGGGTTGCCAGTGGCCTGAGTGATGCTGCACCGGTCAAGCGCAACGGTGAGGATAGAGTTTAGGAAGCAGATGTTCGGGGTAGACCCTGCCGTGTTTTCAATCGGTGTCCACTGGGGGTTTTCAGAGGCGTAGAAGATCTCAGGCACCACGAAATCCCACTTCAGGGCCAGCAGGCAGCCGACCGTGAGAGTGGTCTCGTTGTTCATCGGGTCGCTGTCAGCCTTCAGCACCCGCAGTCGCCGTGGGAACCGCGTGAGCCTCCCGCCGGGCGAGCGCACCCCTAGTCGTAGTTCGGTGCCTCTGGCGGGCTGGATTAGGCCGCTGACGACCACCTCCCCCTGTGTGCGGAGCAGGCCCACTCCAGGGGCAAGCGGATCATCAGATAGCTGCCCGCTGATCACGGGGCCCAGATCGCTGAATACCTGTGCGCGAACGTCGATAGGCGCGAACGTCATCAGGCGGCCCTCCGCTTGAGCTTCACCGACACGATGTAGCGCTCCACCACCGAGCCACCCGACACGATGCGATCCCGCTCCAGGCCCAGCTCACCCACGGGCCACAGGTCGGTAGCACCAGGGCGGGCGGCAATAGTTGAAGCAAACCAGGCCTTCACCGCCGTCCACCCGGCAGCATCAGTCACGCCGCGCACATTGCGCACCTCACTGGCCACCAACGGCCCCCGTGCCACGAAACCCCCGGTGGAGGTGGGCTCCAGGGTCGGGCCATCTTCAAAGGCCTCGGGCTGATCTAGTAGCGCTAGTGTGGTGGTGCCGAGCGTGATAGTGCCGTAGGCGGGCAGGAAGGCATCACCCCCCAGCCTGCCCTTCTCGTTCTGCCGTAGCAGTACCGCCAGCTGCTGCGCTGCATCTATCAGGGTGAACGACACCTTCACCCAGGCTCCACCCTGCACCGTCTCGCCAACCGGCGCCCCGGTAAACCAACACGGCAGGCTGGTAACACTGCGGCCATGGGCGGAGCAGGTCAGCGCCACGGTGGCCCCCACCACCCGAGTGGCAATGGTGGGCGACTCCTGAATCTTGGCCGCCTGCCACGCATCAAAGATCGTGCAGCAGGTCACCCACTGCGCAGGGGTGCAAAGCCCCGCCACGGTAAACTGCCTTGCCGTCAGCCCTTGCTCCGTCTCCGCCTCGGCATACCCGATCGGCTGCGCCTGCAGGTAACGCAGCGTCAGGGTGGAGGCTCCGTAGACGAGCTGAATGCTCATCAGGGCACCCTCAACGCATCCGCGCCATGGTCTGCGCCAGCTTCAGGCCGGAACCATCCCCGCGCACCCCGACCGACACGTTCCACGCTTTGCGCCTCAGCTCGGCCACTTCTTGGCTCAGGTTTCCGACCGCCAGGGCCAGATGGGCTACTGCCGGATCGGAGCCACCACGCAGCACGCCAGCACCGCCGCCGAGGGCCCCGGATTCCTTCAGGCGGCTAGTCACACCCGCTGGGATCACCGTGCCCTTGGAGGGAGGCGTCCACAGACTGTTGGCGGGTCGGTTGATCAGGGAGAGAACGCCAGAAGCCGACAAGAAGGACTCCTGGCCCAGGCTCATGCCGCTGGGGCCGTCGTTGATCCGGTAGGTCTGGCCAGCTTCCACGGGGCCACCCGTGAAGCGGGCGGGGGGGAGGCCGGAGGCAGAGCTGAGGGCGGAGTAGAACCTCTCGGCAGCATTGGCCGCATTGTCCATCTTGGTGCTGAGCCCTGCGGCCTGGCCCTTGGCTACAGCGGTGGCCTTGGATGCTGTGCCCATAAAGTCCTTGATGTCGTTTGCGGCGGGCCCCACCCCCTTGCCCAGAGCCTCTCCGATCTCGTAGTAACCCTTGCCGGTATCCCGCACCCGGAGGCCCACATCCTTTGCCAACTGGGCAAAGGCGCCCTGTTGCGCTAGCGGCACCTTCAAGCTGTCGCCCACGCTCTTGAACTGGTCGGCGGTGCCCTTGACCTTATTAAAAATACCCTCGGAAGTCAGCTGCAGACCTTTTGCCTCGGCGGCAGCAAGGGCCCTATTGATCGCCTCTTCGTTGGTGGCATCAGCGATCATGCCCTGTATAGGCTGGATTTGCTGAAGGATCCCTAGGTTTTCATTGGCAATCTGCCTGTCAATATCCTTGATTTCTAGGTTTGCCCTTGCCGAGGCTTCCGCTTCTTTGTTGCTTTCATTGATTGCTTTTGTTACTTCAAGCTCAGCCTTTCTGTATTCTGCATTTGCTTTTCTTACCTCACTGCTTGCCTCTGTAAGTGCCTGCTGCTGCTTCAATGCCAGCAGATCTCTTTCTAGTCCTTGCTGTGCTACCAATCCCTGAAACTTGGCGCTCATGGCGGCAGCTTCTATCTCTTCACCCCGGCGCTTAATTTCATCTAGCTCCCGTTCGCTTGCACCGCGCTTTTGTGCCTCCTGCAATTCGTAGTCGTTGCGACTCTTGATGATACCAAAACGAGAATCTTCTAGGCTGATCAATGCCTGGCCTAGATTGATGCTGGCTTGGCCAATTTGCAGCTGAGAGTCAGACTGCGCCTTGGCTAGCTTGCCCTGAGCATCCGCTATTTTCTGATCGTAGTCAAGCCGCTCTAGCTGCTCTTTGTTATATGCTTTTGCAAGGTCTAGAAGATCTTGGTTTGCTTGTGCTATTGTCTTGATTTGCTTCTCTTGCGCTACCGTTAGCTGTGTTGTCCCGGTAAGTTGTGAGGTTATCCATTTTGCGCCAGATATAATAAGACTATCAAACCCCTCTTTTAGCTCGTAAACTGCCTTTGCTGGTGGGGTAAAAGTAAAAACGCTTTTAATGGCCCCGGCAGCTTCAACGGCTTTGCCTGTTAATGCTTGAACGAGCGAAATGCCCGTTGCAAGACGGCTTAAGAATTCTCCTACCGATCCTCCTCCAGATGCTCCCAATACTGTAACAAGATTACTAGATGCGTTGGTAATTTTCTCAATTCCACCGGCAATGGTTGCCGAAGCAATTTCAGCGGCTGCCTTGGCCTGGTTGGTTTTCGTGATTTGATTATCCAGGAAATCGTTGTAATTTTTTAATTTATCGTTTGCAATTTGCTGGATGGGAGCTTGGGCTTCTACACTACCGGTCAAGATTGCAATGCTATCAGCTGACCCTTTGCTTTTTGTAACTACATCGGCTAGGAACCCAGCGAACCCACGCGCTTTTAGGCCAGTCAAGTTGTACTCTATTCCGAGCCTCTCTGCTTCATCCTTGGCTTGTTCTGAAGGTTTTATGATTGAACTGATGGCTTGCCTAAGTCCTGTAAATGTTTGCTCAACAGGAACTCCTTTTGCTGTAGCGTCGGCGATTGCAGCACTTAGCTCGCTTAAGGGAATATTTGCTGCAGCCGCAACGGCTGCAATATTACCGATCTGCTTTCCGAATTGCGCAACTGTTATCTTGCCGTCATTTTGTGTTTGGATAAAGCTATCTACAATAGACGTAGCGTCTGAGGCTTCAAGCCCGTAAGAATTGATGACGGATGTTACAGCATCGGCTACAGTGGCAAGATCCGAGAATCCCCCGGTAGCGCCTAGCGCTGAAGCTCGCAGAATATCGACAATCTCTGAGGTTTTGGTAAAGCCGCTTGATGCTACATCATAAGATGCTTGCATTAGCTCAACACGACTTACGTTGCCGTCTAGCTCTGTTGATAACTTCAGTAGTTCTTTGCTTAGTGCTTTTGAGTCAACGCCAAGGGTCCGCACCGCAGCGCTTGCGGTGTCAAGATCCATAATCTGCTTGCCAGCAAACTGAAGCGCTGCGCCAACCGTAAGAACCGAACCAGTTTGCAGCGCAAAGCTCTTCACACCATCAGTCAAGCTGCTCAAGATGCCATTGCCTTTACCCAATACGGAATTAACATCCCCTTGATTTTTGACGATGGTTTGTTGTGATTCGCCAAAGTTTTTTACTCCGCCTGTCGTCTCCCTAAGCTGTGTAGATAAGCCTGAGAGAGTTTTGTCGGTCCCGTTAAACCCGTCCTGGAAATTCTGCCCCGCCTGCTTGCCCGCCTGCCCGATCTGCCGCGAGGCATCAAGCACGCCCTTCACATCGGCGGTGACCTTAACGACCCATTCATTCCCTGCCATCTCAGCTCTCCGGTGTCACGACGTACTGGGTGGGGTTGGTCCAACTGATGGCGTACTGATCCAGCACCCCGAGCCCCTGCCCCGGCGCATCCCCGCCGATCGGCACCGCACGGCACCCCGGCAGGAGGCTGATGATCCGCTGCGTCAGCGCCTGCAGAGCCGTCAGATCAAC